TGATTCGATCCTCATCGTATTTGCGAAATGTTAGTTTATCTCTCATTGCTCGTCATTGCAATTTCCTTAATTTGGGCATGGCGCGTTTACGCATCCTCGAAAATTATAGTCTACCAAGCTTTCTCGTCTATTCGTGGTAACTTCCGTTCTGCCCGTGTTGAGCTTAGAGTTCCTGGCACTACCGCTGCGCATCAGCACAACGGCCGCCTTCGGAACTCTACAGTTGATTTTATATATGATTTCTGTCGCGCAAATGCATTGCGTCCGTATTGGATTTCCCCCCGAATGAAATATGTTCGGTCGGAGGCCGCTTGCAGTCGCGTTGCATTGCGTTATGAAGACGAAATTGATAGTCGGATCGACCCGGTCATGAAAGATGATTGCTTTATATTGTTTGATGTAGACTACTACCTTACTCCTAGTGACTTTACGTATTATGCTAGTTTATTCAAGCCTTTTCTATTGTTCACGTTTTCCCCTGATTCTGCCTGTGGCTTAGATGCTGAGGTGCGATATAATTGTTGCCCTGATCAAGAGGTCCATGTTAAGTATGCTGACGGTGGCTCTTATCACCACCGGCTTTGGAATTATGACCACGAATACGTGAGTTTCGTTCGTTATGGTCGACATTATTTGTTTAATGTTGAGAAGAAACGTCTCTCGCCTACGCGTGAGGTCATATTGCTTATACCCAAACAACACCGGTATATAGTGCCGTTGTGGCAACCTCCTTGTCTCCTTCAGTATCGCGTTCTGTTCGTTAGTGGTTTTCAAGCTCAAATTATAGCTACCTCAGATGACGTCAAACTACATTTGGCTGCACCTGATTCCTATGATTGCCTGAAAATCTCAGTTGGTGTTGTTGAAACCTGTCGTGTGCGGTTGCGTAATATGAAAACACCGCTAGCATCCATGGTTGAGACGCACATTAAGGGTAGTGCGGACAATCATGTTCGGTATGCGTGTCTGCTTTTCGAATATTTGCTTTTGAACAATGTTCCATCTGAGATGGACATTGTCTTGGGCTATAATTCCATTGTGGACACCACTCTTGAGCCGAATGATTCTCATCGTTTAGCACATCCCCCAATTGATCCGAATGGTAACGCGCCAATGCGATCACCGGCTAATGATAACTGGTGTCTTAATGATCGTCTTTATGCGGTCAGATCAGATGCACAGTTTCCCGATGCATTGCTATCTCAGCTTGACGATTTTGTCTCGTTATTTGTTAGATTAGACCCTGTTGACCTTGAAATTGTTGCAGAACGCCAGGCGAGACCAACACAACGTTATTTGCGTGACGCTGTTGGGCCAGTTTTTGGCGATGCACCTTTCAAGATTAAGTCTTTCCAGAAAAATGAGTCATATCCGAAGGCTAAAGCCCCCAGGAATATCACAACCGTTGACGCCGGTTTTAAGACACGTTATAGCGCGTACACATATGCTCTTGCTGAATATTGCGAGCGTTTCGATTGGTATGGGTCAGGTAAAACGCCCCCCCAAATCGCTGCGCGTATTCAGGCATTGTCGCGTGTGTGCGAGCTCAGTGAAGCAGATTATGCTAAATTTGACGGGACAAAGAGTCCTGCTGCCGTCCGTTTGGAACGTGCTATTTTGGCTAAATGCTTTCCTGAGACAGACTGTCTAGACCTCTATAACCAACAGATTGATGCTGTGGGTGTAACCTCCCATGGCATTAGGTATGATGTTGGCACGTCGCGTTTGAGTGGCAGTCCAGAGACAACAGTTCTTAATTCTATTATCAATGCTTTTATAGCTTATTGTGCGTTGAAATGTTTTGATTTTATTGTCGCTGGTGACGACTTGATCGCGACTGGTCTTGGCCCTATTAAGGCCATTGCTGCGTCAATGGGTTATGTTCTAGAGACGGTGGACCGACCTCGGTAT